TACGGGCCGGAGTTGATCCAGCTAAGCCAATGCTGATGCGGTCGGTTAATACGGCAATCTCGCAACTTGCAAAGATTACCAAGATCGGGTTGGCAAGCCTCTCCGCTGATGACAGAAAGGAGATTGCTAAACTATGCGAATTGCTCAAGAGTTTGTAGAAATGCGAGACGCTGGGAAGTGGCTTGCAATCGCAAAGAAGTGGATCATCGAGAACGGGCCGTGTTCTAAGTCAGAATACTTCGCTGGAGTCAGGCCGCTGATGCCTACGCACATCAGGGATACTGGCACTGGCAAGAAAGCAAGTCAGATAACCCTGTGCAAAAACGCTTTGATTCGTTTTGGTGTAAAGGGAGATACGGTTGAACTGCAAGTGAAGCCGCCTAAGGCCATAACCAACAGAGATAGAATACGCCAACGGGTGAAGGATTTTGGTTTTGTTAATTCAGAATTTTTATCGACGATCAATAAGGGCACATGCGTTGCTAGTCAGTTGTGTGAACGCGGAGAGATGATAAAGATTGGAATAGCGTTGTATTGTGATCCTTCAAGGGTCGATGAGTTTCAGAAGTTGTTTAACACAGCAGAAAGCGACGGTGCGAAGTGAACTGGTGCTTCTGGATAAAGGTTACATCCGACGAAGGGCAAGCGATGGCATTCCGTCGCTTCCCACAAACGCACGCAAGAGAGTTATGCGATGCGGCATTAAACAAAGAGTTTGAGAGCATGCGTGATGCTGGTTTCAAGGTCGATTGGTCGGCAATCGATCCCGGCGGAATGCAAGAGATTTACGACTTGAATACCGAGCAGTTTAAAGCATTCGGTGAGGAGGTAAGGTTCTGATGAAGATCAACAAAGGCAAGCAGTCGCGTTCACGTCGAATGCTCATCTACGGCGAGCCGGGCGTTGGCAAGTCAACGCTGGCAAGTCAGTTTCCGCATCCGTTGTTTCTGAACATGGAAGACGGCATCGGGGATATTGAGTGCGATTCGACGGACGTTATCCGCAGTTACAAAGAGTTTCAGCAACTTCTAGCTCTTGAGTTACCGCAGACGGATTACGCTACAATCGTGATCGATACGGTCGATTGGCTTGAGAAATTGCTGATGCTCGAAGTCGCGTCGGCACACGGCAAGAAGACCATTGAGGATATCGGATTCGGTAAGGGCTACCAGTCTCTAGCAAAAGCGTGGCAAGACGTCTTTGCAGGGTTGACGTTTTTGTGGAAGCAAGGTCGAAACATCGTGCTAACTTGTCACGAAACTATCGATAAGTTCGCTGACCCGGAAGGAGACGGCTACAACTACTACCGGCCCGCATTGCATCGCGTCGGCTCAGCTTGCGTGAGTGAATGGTGCGACGAGGTGCTATTCTGCAAGCATCGTCGCATTGCACGCAAAGCGGATGAAGGGAAGCGAACGGTAGCGGCGAAGGGAGATCGCGTCATCGTCTGCAACAACATGCAAAGCATCGAGGCGAAAAACCGTCTCGGTATGCCGGATGAGATCCCGATGGAAATCGCATCCTTTTATCCGTATTTAACCAAAAACGAGATCAAGCCAAGCGGCAGCGTAGTCGCATCGGTTGCTGATCCAGCCAGTGAAATTCAGTTCGGAGAATAGCAGTGAATATCGATTTCGATTTAGATCAGTACGAAGCATCTCGTCCAGTGGGTGTATTGCCTGAGGGCAAATACCAAGCGGTAATTACGACCACGACAGAAAAAACGAGCCGAAACGGTAATCGTTACGTCGAGTTTGAACTTGAGGTGATTGCAGGGGAGTATCAAGGCAGGAAGTTATGGGACAATCTGAACCTATGGCATCCTGATAGCGACACGCAAAAAATAGCACGCGGCACACTCAAGGCGATCTGCGAAGCGACGGTTGGGCGCAAGGTTTCGGACACTTCGCAACTTTGCAACCACCCACTCTTATTAAGCGTTGGAGTTAAGGACAACACTTACAACGGCACAACGTCGAAGGTTAATCGCGTCAAAGGCTACGCTAAGTTAGAGCGAAGCGTACCGCAACAATCGCAAGCACCAGTTGCGCAACCTCGACAGGATGGGCAAGGGCGTCCTTGGTAGTCAGTTAGCCAATCAGTTTCAGTCAGTTTTGTTTGTTTGTTTTTTGAAAGGTTTGATATGTTACGTTTTGTTTTGTCGGTTGTTGCTTGCTTGGTCGGTTCGATTGCTTCTGCGCAGACTCCTTTTCCGGTTCGCGTTGTAGAGGCTGGGCAGACGGTCACGGTGTTAAAGGGCAGTTACACGCTCAGTCAGCCTGTTGTTGTTAGGTTCGGTGGCATGTTGGTGGTCGAGGCTGGCTCGACTATCGAGGTTGCTCCTCTCGGTGTGCCGTTTCAAGTTTGGGGTAGTCTCAAAATGGTCGGATCGGCAGCAGAGCCTGTTGTCGTCAAGCCAATTGGCGGCGGTGTTGTTGGTCAGATTACTACATACTCCTCGATGCAAAGACGACCATCAGTCGAACTGCGATACGTCGAGATGACGACTACACGCAACACGAACTACGAGGTCATCTACCTTGACCGTTGCGACTTTGCGATTGAAGGATGCAAGCTGTCAATCAGCCAAGGCATCACAAATCGCTCTGTGTTACGAATCGTCAACGGATCAGCAGGGTCGATTGCGAGTACGTTGATTGACGGCCAAAGTGATCTTGATGGGGTGGCTTCGGTTGGTTTAACCATCGGCGCAACTGCAGGCACGGTGCAGTTTGCTGAAATGTTAATCAGCAACGCAACAACGCCGGTCAAGATTGACAAGCAGTTTGCATTGGTGAGCGGATCGATTGAGTAGAGCATCCGCGAAAGCGGCGAGGGTTGTCCATGTGGATCAGTCAAAGAGGGCCCTGGCTCCGTACTGAGTAACGCGACGGCGTTACCGATCCTTTGGAGGATAGCATGATGCGTTTAGTTTTATTGTTGGCTTGTTTGGCAGGATGCCAAGCAAAGCCGGTTTACTATGAGTTAATGGAGGTAGGTTATGAGAGTCACAGTCCAAAGATTACCGTTTCTAAAGTCGCTAGAAATCGCGGCATCGATTATAGGCACCAAGCCACAAAGCGAAGTGTTGCGATACGTCAAGTTTACTTGCGATGGTGCAAAGAACATGCAGGCGACCGACAATGAGTTGTCAATAGTTTGCAATGTTGCTGATGCGGTGCAGTATGTTTCGAGTCCAGGCAAAGCGTTACTACTCCCCGCAAAGGTTATCCCGATCCTGAAGGATTGCGGCGGCGAGTCGGTTGATATCGAGGTTGACAACCAATTGCGAATTACAACGCAATCAGGCGGGTTTACGCTCTCGATGCCTAATCCCGACGAATTCCCCTCGGTGAAGATTGACGCGGCAGAGGGAGCGGCAGGTGTACCGGGCGTTGCCCTTGCGGATGCGATCCGTCAAACGATCTACGCAACTGACTTGACGTCTACACGGTATCAGCTTGGCGGGGTGTTGTTTGACATTGGCGAGCGGCTTACTTGCGTTGCCACTGACGGGCGGCGGCTTGCCGTCTCGTCCTGTCAGATTGCCGGTGAAGTCGCAGCGGTCAGCGGTATCGTACCTATTCGCCCATTGCAAGCCGTATCACGCATCATCGCGGCGGAAGGATGCGGAGTTGACGTAATGATTGGTCACGCTTCGGCGGTGTTTGTGTGCGGTGACATATCGCTACAGACGCGATTGGTCGAAGGTCGCTATCCAGATTGGCGAAAGGTAGTTCCATCGACCGATGGAGCATCAACGCTTCGATGCGATGCCGAAAAGTTTCTCTCAGTGGTACGCCAAGCGGCAATCGTCAACGATCAAGACAGCCGCGGTATCGACTTGGTAATCGCATCCGGCGAATTAACCGCGACTGCGAAGACTGCGGAGGTTGGAGCATCTAGCGTTGTGATGGGTTGCGAGGCGGACACGGCGGCAAAGTTAACCGTCGATCACACGTACCTAGCAGACTTCCTTCGTTCGCTCGGTAAGGAGCAAACGGTCGAGGTTAAGTACAAGAGTTCAGGCGATCCGGTTGTATTGCAATCCGGTGACGTTGTGGGCGTTATCATGCCGATGGCGAGGGTGTAGAGATGATTGACAAGGACAAGCAGTACAAAACGCGAGACGGTCGAGAGGTGCGAATCTACGCGACGGATTGCGGAGGATCGCATCCGATTCACGGCGCGATAAAGCGTAGCGACGGATGGGTTTCTGCATCGTGGGGAATCAGTGGATGTTTTGTAAGCCCATGTCGAGAGATGCAAGACGACCTCATCGAAGTCAAGCCGCGAATCAAGATTGAGCGATGGTTTGTGGTTTACGGAAATGGAGAAGTAAATACGTTGAAAACTCCGCCAGTTCCGGGGAGTTGTGGGCGTTTCGCAATCAAGCACATCGTATTTGAAGTCGAGGAAGGCGAGGGGCTTGATGCGGTGTAGATGCTGCGAAAAGATTCTGTCTCCGTCCTACATCAAAAGCGGTGACAAGCATTGCAGTGCATGCTCCAGGGCAATCGCTGCTGGCTCGAGTTATTCCGAGGTTGTTTCGGAAATGGTCGAAATCGCCAAGGATCGAGGTGTTATACTTCGCCTCGAACGCTTGGCGGATCGGCACCGAAACGAAGAGATGCTTGGCATGAGTGCAAACCGTGCGGATGCACTGAAAAAGGT